GGTCGTTAACACGTTGTTTAGCAACTGTTGCAGGCTGGGTACTTTCTTTAAAAGTGTACACGTTTTCTTTGTACGTAGGGTTTGACTTACCCTTCTCAACGCTAATAAAGTTGTAGTTATTGGGGCGGTCTTGTGCTTCCACAACGTCAAACTTGTCTTGGCGGTTCGCTTCCATCTCTGTAAGCTCTTTCTTAGAGTACACCTTATTAGGCTGTATCTCTACACCTGAGAATTTGAACTCTTCAGCTTTAACACCTTTCTTAGCTAATAGATTAAGTGCTTTCTGGCCTTGCATGTCCTTTTCAGGTAGTGCCTTAAGACCTAATTTTAGTAGTGATTCAATCGGCATTACTCGACTCCCTCATTAGTGTTAGTTGGTAGCTTTAATGCTTTGCTCTTAGGTGAACCGCCTTGCATACCACCTCCAGCTCCCATCTTAGCTTGTTCTGTTGCTTCAGGGTCGCCACCAAGCATTTGTGCAGTCTCTTCTAGTATAGTTGCCATATTAGGTGAGTACTTAGTTTTAGTACTCTTAATACTTAATGCTGCCATCTGGAAGAAGCCTGCTGGATTCACTTGAGACACCATCTGACCAACCTGGCCTGACATAACTGTCTCTAATAATAATTGTGCTTTCTCATCTTCATCATTATAAGAATTCGATTCTACGCGTATCTGGAAGCCCAGGAAGCTAAAATCAGAGCCTTCTTCAGATACCGGAGCTAATACAATATTACCATCTTCATCCACCATAATCTCACCATTAGCTGGGTCAGTATGAGGTAGAAGAATAGGTTGCATTATAGGCTGTCCCATAGGGTCAAACTGACCAGAGAACTCCATCATCGGCTTGTTAATCTCAATCCAACGTTGTCCTACTACTTCATCAGCAACCATTATCATTTGATTCGCGTGGTAGTACTGTGAAGCTAAGTGAGCAATATCTGTACCTAAGCTGCGGTAGAAGCTCTCGATGCGCGCAGTAATATATCTAAGTGACATAATAGTTGCGTTCTGTTGAAGCTTAACCTTGCGGCCACTATCTGATGCGTAAGCCATACCTAAGAAGCTGTCGTTAATACATAACACACGTTGTATACGGTCTAACGAGTTGTCGATAATCATATACTGGTCTTGAATATCTCTCGACAACGTTTCCAGCTTGACACCAGATAACTTTTTAACTTCAATAACAGCGTTAACGCGATTAAAAGCAGCAGTAAACTCATCAATATTATCAACAGCATTTTTCTCAACAAAAGCTTTCTCCGAGTTAACCATCAACTGTATAGTTAGTACTGCCTGGTTCAATGCACGCTGTGACTGTAGAATCTCACGGAAGATGCCGTAGTACTCTGTTCTGTCTGAGCTGTGAATGCGTTGAACACGGTATGGCCAGCGAGTCTTCTTGAAAGTAATTTCTTTCTTCTCAAGCATCACATCGCCACACCAGAAGCATGAGTAACTCTTACCGTTATCTTCCTCTATGACAGAGTGCACGATAAGGTAGTTATCAAATACTTTGTAGTAACCTGTGTACGAGTCACCATAGTTAAACTCAAAGTCAGCTTCATCGATGTTTAAGTGGTTGTAGTACGCAGTCAGTTCTTCCATCTTAGCTTTGCCGAAGGTACGCTTAACAACGTCTTCAGTCAACCACTTGAAGCGGTGTAAGAATCTAGCATCTGAGTAGTCATCCATAGTACTCATCGGGTCTAGAACTAACTCAGAATCTGGAACATGATGACAATCTATTTGATTAATAGGACGTCCAAACGGGTCCTTTTTGCCTGTATCACGAACATTAGTATAACTGCATAACAAGCCTGAAATCATACCACCTAACTTGATTGTATCGCCTTCAATATCGAATCTATTCTCTACAAATACATTTTCAACTACGTCATTGAGAATGCTAGCAGTATCAACGTCACGTGGGTTAGTAGGGTTAATAACTACAGTGTTAACTATAGTAGAGTAGTAACCCACCAACATACGAGCAAATAACTTAATCACGTTGAAGGTTTCAGCTGGCTGCCCGCGGTTAGCTAAGATAGCCAGCTGCTCTTCAGTATAATGACGGTTGTGGTAAAGGTCCCAAGCTTCGTTCGCCTCTTTACGAGAACGCTCGTAGGCTTCATAGCCTATCTTGAAGGAGTCCTTTAAATCCTTAATGTTTGCGTGCATTATATCTCTCCTGTATGCTCAACTTAGGTGTTATCGCACCAGGTGCATCTTTATCGAAGTTGTTGTCTATCATATCAATACGCTCATCTAGAGCAGATATAACATCAGCTAACTGGTCTTGGTCCATGTTTAAGCGATACTTAGCTACGTAAGGGTCGTTCATATCGTATACGCTACTAAGTTGTTCGCGTAGGTCGCCAAGTTGTGATTTGAGCTTAACTAATACAGGACCTTTCTGCTCGGCTAGACTACCCATAGCTGATGTGAACGTTTGTGTCTCACCTTTACTAACAGTAGCACCATACAAAGCATGTCTCAATGTGTTACGGAATGACTCATACGCTGCGGTACCTTCAACACCTGTCACATCGTTAGAGAAGTACTTCTTAACGCCACGAATCAGGCTATCAATAGGACCTGCTTCCTGGTCAGTAATCTGCTCACCAGCATCACCACCTAAGGCAGTTAGCTGTCGAATCTCTTTAGCTACCTTACGGTCTGCGACACTCATCGGGAACTCTTGCTCTATACGAGACATCAAGCGACTAGCTTGTCTACGATTCTTAGGGTTCGTCATATCAGAAGCAGTAAAGTCACCATCAAACAGCTCATCAAGAGAGTCTTTAGCCGTGTTAACCTCGTCTATCTTAACTTGGTCGGCAGAACGTGCGCCTTCAGCGTGCAACGCTTCAGCTTCAGGAGTAGACGTGCCTCCTGCTCGATTCATGCCTAGGCGCTCTTTCTCCGTACCACCTGCTTTCTTCATGGCAATAGCCGCTTCAAGAGCTTCAACGTCAGTCATGTCTTCGTTGCCAGGTTTTGCTTTAATCTTATCCGCCATACGTTCTACCGAAGATGATGGATCAGATGCACCAGGCTTGTAACGGTCAAGAGCTTTTTCATGCGCTTCGACTTTAGTGAGGTTAGGGTCAGCTTCCATAAGCAACGCTGCGTAGCGTTCAATCTGGTCAAGCTTAGGTGCTGTTATGCCCGAGCGTAAGCGTTGAGCATTAAGTGCTTCTTTACTCATACGGTCTAGAGCTAAGTCATCCATATGACGAGTGTAACCTGTAGATGCATACATCTCGTTCATATCTTGTAGTGTCTGTGTACCATCTGTCTTGGTCGCTATAACATAGTTTAGCTCGCGGTCACCTTTATCAGTGATACCAGCTTGCTTCATAAGCTTCTGGCCTTCAGGAGTATCTACAGAGTCTACGCGAACGAAGTCTTGATACATACTAGCACCGAGCGGGTTCTTCTTAGCTTCAACTAAAAAGTTATTCAAGTGACGAGGGTTGCGGTCACCTTGATAACGGTCAAACGCGCTGAAGGTTCTTGCTTTTAGCCCTTCAGCTTGACCCTTATAGAGCTCGTTCTTTAAACTTTGAATCTCAACGTCTTTCTGAGACTGACGCATACCGGCATTGCCTTTATACTCGTCCATCTTCATCTGAGACAGTTGTTGTCTGCTTTGCGCTTCTTGCAAACGCAAGTCACGTTCTGGTTTAGCTCTAGCGTAGTCTGCAACTTTCGCTGCACCGTGTGCTATGCCTGCTCCTGTATATGCGCTCATCGTACTGGCCCCACTGGTGCGTTGTTGTAAGTGCCCGTTGACGCAGGCGGAGTAGAAGGTGTAGACATATAGTCAACCAAAGCAGTACCTGCTGTGCTAACAGCGGCTCCAACAGCTTGACCTGCAGCTTGTGCAGACTGGTTAGCTCTTTGCTGTGCACTCTGTGCTTGATTACCCATAGTTCTAGATAAAGAGTCCCCAGGGTTCTGACCTAAGCCAATCTGTAAGAATCGGGATTTGTCTTCAGCTGCCATACGAGGTGCGTCACGTCGGATATTAGCACGACCTTCAGCTCCTTCAAGTTCTGACTGAGCATGTAAGCTGGCTGATATACCAGAGCTAGGGTCGATACCACGTTGAGCTAAACTTTCATCTAGTCTAGTCATGGCAGTAGTACGTTCTTGTTCAAATGCTTCAAGACCAATAGTCTCGTAGTACTCAGGTGTCAAGTTAGTATAGTAGTCAGCCAAGTTGTCTTGGATAGGACCGTAGACTTCTTGCCAATCGTCGTACCGCCCTTGTTCGAAAGCTAAGTTAGCACTGCTAGCCGCGGAAGCCGCTTTTCTATCTTTCGAAGCAGAATTGCTGGACATTATACCACCAACAATACTAGCACCGGCCATGCCGACCATAGGATTAGGCATGTCTCATCTCCTTAATAAAATCACTTAGTGTCTCACCGTAGTACTTGTGTACAACAGGACCCACTTCTTCAGCCCACTCTATGCCATATAGTTTGTGGGCAATCAATACAAAAATGTCATACACGCTAGCGCGTAGCATCCAGGCTTTAGCTAAGTCATTATGAGTGCTGGCGTTGTCACGCTCGATAGCATTAGCTGTTGACCAGCGTAAGTATACATTCATAAAGTTTGAAGCTATATGAGAGTCCCATAAAGGATTCATAGTTAATCGGACTGTAGCGTCTAAAAAGGCACGGTTTATTTGTGCTTCGCTTACAGGTTTATCTTTATCAACAAGGTCGTCCCACGTGTGGACTATATTAAGTAGCAAGAAAGAAAGCTCACTGGCTTGTCTATTGCCCTTATATATGTTGTCGAATAAGACGTTAAAAGTGTTCATTATGGGAGTACCGCACTTGATGGTGTGTACATGCCCATGACATTCACTACGTCGGTGTTTAAAGGGTCGTAAGCAACGTAAACTAATTTATTACCTGCGCCTTGCTCAACTGAGAAGACACTAAGTGTAAACGTACCTGCTGCGGCGCTTGTAAGACTATAGTTAACAGTGTAATGTTGAGAAGCAGCAGAGTCTGCTATGTCGTAGCTAACACTATGCTGAGTGCGGTCTAGCAAGTCATCACCATCGCTGTCTTGCGCATCTATAAGCACTATATCGTAAACGCCCACAGCACTTCGTGTGACACTTGCGATATTATACTCAAGACTAGGTATTACTACGCCGTTAGTGTTTCGGCCAGGGAATGCAACAGTGAAAGGACGGTACCAAGCAAAGTTGTTTATGATGGTGAGTAAAGCTGCCTGAGTAGCGTTGACGTCCTTAATGGCGTCAATCTCATCTGATAAGTCTTCTTGAGTATTATCTATGTTCTGCTCAAGCAGGGATGTAGCTTCAGCAAGACGCTCTTGTGCATCTGCAATAGCGGTCTCTAACACAGCTGCTGAGTCGAGAAGTTGTTTCTGCGCGACGTACTGGTCGTTAGTACCAGCAGCGCGCTTACCGAGTACGATGTCGAGCTCTTCTACAAGACGTAGCAGAAAGCGTTGAAGAACAATAGGCTCTTCAACGTTTGGTGGTACTTGTATGATAGACTCGTTAGACATTCTGCTCTCTACCTGCTACGTATTCATATTCATATACTTCACCAGTACCAGTAATACTAAACTGTACGAAGTTACCGCGTTGCTTATCTTGAGGAACTTGGATTTGGAAATCATCCTCACCAGTCAGTTCCTTAGTACGTACAATAACATCGTTAATTATTATATTTAATATTATATCACCTTTTGAATAAATGTGAAGCTTTTTATACTTCTTTTCTTCCGTTGCTGAGCCTTCGATAAAGCGAGGTGATAAGTAGCTAAGTGATAGGTCTTCGTCAGACTCAAACACTTTGTACATGACGCCACCTTGCCAACCGTACAAGCTGCCGTTAGCGTAAGAGATAGCACTAATGCCTAAATCTAGGTACTTGAATATCGTACCAAATCTGAAGTCCGCAGCTAAGGTAGTACCATCAGCGTTGTGACAATAGTAAACTTCGTCGTCTACCTCAGAGTCTACAGGGTCAAGTAGTATCTTACCTAGCTTATCTTTAGTTATGTTCTTAACTGCATTACCAGCAGACATACATATGCCTTCAGCTGATGCCCAGATTAAAGCAGGACCAATCTCTTGTATTGAGGAGTGGTCTACACAACCCTGGTCACCACTTAATGGTTGTTGGGATAAGCTAAGAGGTCCGGTGCCTGTAACTAAGAAAGTCTTATGTGTTGTGAACACTAGCACACCATTAGCTACAGGTCCGATACCAGTGACAGGAGCGTTAAACTCTATGCTGTACTCTGGTGGCCATGCATTAGGTACAGCTATGGGCGTGAAGCGTATAGCGTTACCAACTGCACCAAATAACATTGCAAAAGACTCAGTCAAGAACCTTAGCCCTGTAGGAGCTTCATAGTAGTTATCAGATATAAGTAATCGACCATCTACGTCAGTGTCAGCTAGAGTGTCTTCATAGACTGTGATTGCTTTGTCAAGCTCTACAACTAGTGTGAACTCTGCGATGTTGTTACCTACACGGTATAAGCGCTTGTGTGTTACCTGGCTATCAGGACTAGTAGATGCGAGTACAACATTAATCGTACCACTCTCAGTATCTAATTCAGTAGACACGGAGCTTGGAGCAGACTCTGTACCGTCGTCAGAGTTATAATAAGTGTATACATACTGGTAAGTACCTTCAAAGGGACTAAACAAGTCTAAGTCAAGCTCATCATTAGCGCTAATGTCTTCTACCGCATCTGTAAATGTATCTGTGGGGCCTGTAAATGTGAACGCTTTACGCCACACATCCTTATAGTTACGGTACAATATAGCGGAGTCTGCAAACTGTCCTTTCAAGTCACTAAACTCTATAGAACGGTCAAACAGGGTGCTAGGGTCTTCTATAACGGCTTTATTGTTCTTTAGTTCATACAAGGCAGTTAAGGCAGCAGTACCAGATAAAGTGCGAACTGCAGACGTCGTACTAGACTTAACAGTTAGTAACAAAGCTTCAGAGTTACGGCCATCTTTAACATTAACTAACATGTAACGTAAGTCAGATATAGGTAAGTCACCGTAAGTACCCTGGTCAGACACTAAGTTGGCTATAGCTAAGTCTGTGATTGGTGCTACAGCGCTAGTGTTAGTTGTGACAGGCTTACTTGTCGGGCT